CCTCTTCGGAAGGAGTCCTTTTTTTATAATTTTTTCTATACGCCCGCATGTAAAAGGCTTTACGTCCCCACCTACTCCAGTAACGAACCCGACCACCGCCATCTCTGGGGAGTCCTCGCGAAAGCGCCGTTCGTAGCACGAGCAAAGGCGTTCTCTGGTTAGATATCGACAAGGAATGTTCTCCGGGCGCAAAGTGCAACACTTCGCGCCGCAGATCTTTGAACAGTAATCCTTCTTGGATATCACCTCTCACCGCTTTCTCTTTCGAATCGTCGCGTGAGTTCCTCAACCTTGCGTTCAGCCTCCGCTCGCGTTGTCTCACGGCCAGCCATTGCGTCGTTATATTCGCGTACTCTGCCGATCATGATCTCTTTAGCCCTACGGACCTTTTCGTCCTTAGACAGCCTTCGATGCGCCTGAACATCGGCGCGAGAGTCATAAGATTCACGAAGCTCTTGCTTCCTTCCCTCAACATACCTTGCTCCGCGCATGGCCTCATGAACGGCCTCGATCGGCATTGAGTTAAGTTCAACTATCTTAGTTTCTGCCTTTTCGCTCATTCTTCTCTCCTTCGGATACCTCTTTCTCTTTTGCCTGATACGCTGCCAACTTCTCCTGAAGAGCATCGCGCTCGCGAATAACGTCGTGAATTGATCCCCCTCGCGCCAGCATTTTTATCTCAGCAACAAGAGACTCATATTCATTCGGCGCTCCGTTAACGCCATTAAACATTTCAAACTTCGCCCTGCGATCTGATCGTGGGTGGTCGTGGCTTGGAAAGTTAGCGTAACCGAGGATCTTCGCGCCTTTCCGAATGTAATAAGCAAGTTTGTTTTTTACCCCCGAAGGTCGGTTCTCGGCATTGAGCGTCACAATGCGCGTCTTAACGGCCATAGAGCCGTCATCCTGAATCTCGTTTTTTAGCGCTTCAAAAATAACATGCGCGTATTTTGGCGCGTGGTATTTTGGGTTTGAGAGCTCTTTGTTGGCTTCAGCACTTGGTTCGTTCAAAAATTCCATTATTCCCCTAAGAAAACCCCTCCCCGAGTTACTGCTCTCGGAGAGGGTAAAACAAGACAAGGTATGAATTAGGTATCAGAGAGAATGTAACGGCCAGCGAGGTCGTTCCACTCGGCGATGTCGAAGAAGTAGTAGCTGGCGAGCTCGGTATAGAAGCCTTCCGCTCCCTTCCGGGCCATCCATGAGATTGGGCTTGCGCCGAAGATTCCGCAGAAGGTCCACATCGGATGAAACAACGCCGAATAGGTATCGCTGCCAGAAGTTCCCATTCCAGAGGTTTGGTAAACATCACAAAGCCCCGGAATAGAGCCGACGAAGCAATTTGCCTGTGGTCGCCCACCCAAGATTGAAAGCATGGACTGAGAAGTCCAAGCGCTTGCGCCGGATTGGACGATTTCCTTCTTCACGCCGTACATACCCTTCGCGCTCGTGACGAGAACGAGAGGAACCTCCTTGTTCGGCACTTCAGAGGCATATATTCCCATTTGTGACAGCATGATGTCGTCAATCGTCAAAAGCGACGAGGCTGTTCGGCCAGTGGAAAGGCCCGAGATAAGACCTAGAGCATCATCATCAACAGCGCGAGCTATAGCACTGAACTGTTCCTGGGCGATTCTAGTCAGGTCCATAGAGCTGAACTGCTCTGCTTCTACGGAAAGCCCGGAAACAATGGCAGCCTTCGCAGCGGTACAATCTGCCGATGTGTCAGTAAGCTCTCCACCCGATCCAATCGCTTGAGCAGTCGCTTCTGCGAGTGGATACGAGGCAGAGAGTGAGCCTCGCTTAGGAAATTTCTTCACCATCGAATTGACGGGAAGATCCTCTCCATGCACAAGGTTGGTCATACAAACAGCCTTAACAAAGGCCGGGGAACCTAAAGCCGCTATCGTATTCGATAGCGTGACGGCGTTCCCAAATTCCGTTACATTTGCAACTGCGCCCATAAAAATCTCCTAATTAATAATTTTTTTATGCTTCAACTCGGTAACCAAAGTGCTCAGAGCGAGAGCTATGTTTGCCGCTGTAGCCTCGGTTCCGCTGATTGAATAACTGCCGACGCCTACGTTTGTTGCCGACCAAATCTGAGGGTGGCCGAATGATGCGTTGGAAATGGCACTTGCCGCGCCATTGAAAATAGCCCCGCCTGTGAAGCTAAGAATGTCTTTGAATTCCGTAGTCATAAATTATCGTCCCATTAAAAACTGTTGAACCTCTCTTCCTATTGCGTGGAGCTCTTCGGGTTTCATAGCGAGAGAAACCTTTCGCTGCTCTGCCGGATCGAGAGACATAAACTTTTGTGCTGTCATGGCTCCATTTGAGCCAGTTGATCGAGTCGAACCGCCCGATTCCGTTCCCTTAACGTGGGTAGGTTTTCTCCAAGAGGGTTTTGACTGTCCAAGCCATTCGCCGAAGTCCGCGGAGTTCATTTTCTTCGATGCAGATCCAGGGGCATAACGAACGTTCCCCTTTTCATCCTTCACTACGATCTCTCCGTTCTCATCAAGATCGCAAAAGCGGCGAATATAGCCTTTAATGTCGTCAAAACAGTCGTCATTAAACTGTCCCGCCACATCCTTGAACACGCGATCGACAACCCGAAGCTCTCGGATTTCACCCTCAAGGTTCTTCGCCTTGGAAACGGCCTCATCAAGCTCCTTTTGGAGTGCTGTTCGAATCTGCTTTTCTGTGTTTGTCTTCCACTCGTCCATCTGCTTGGGATCGGCGATAGCCTTGTCGCGCTGAAGCTGTTCTAGGGCCGTTCTGTTGGCGTGGAACTCATCTGGATCAACTCCCTTGAAGCGCTTTTCGTAGTCGGTGGCCTTCCCCATCCAGGTGTTTTTTTGGTTCTCAAGTTCTGTCAATCTCGCCTTAAGCGACTCAACATCCTCGGTTCCCTTTTGCTGGTTGTTGTCAGCTTCTGCCATTCAATGCCCTTAGTATTTTCTCGATCCGATCCTTCGACAGCGCGAAGAATTCGCGCAGCTTGTTCACTGATCTAGCTTTAACAGCCTCGCGTTGAGCTGCAAACAACAGAATTCCAGTTAAGCTTCCGGGCCGTTCTTCAATACGCGAGTCGATCGCTTGCAACATGTTTCCGGTGATCGTCAAGTTTGGGGGATCGACTTGATAGCCTCGCTGTTTTCTCCATCGCGCGTAGTCGTCGGAGTACGGCTCAAACGTCGAATCGTCAACGTCCCGCCCTTGATTGGTTCGTCCAACAATCTCGGTTTTAGCGTAAAGCATTTCACGCTGAAGGATTTCACGGCGCTGCTTTTTTAGGTCGTCGGATATGCGCTTAAAATTGGGTGTTTTAACTACCCTGATACCCATAAAGTTTTTGAGCGTCCTCTAGCGAAATTGGTAATATTTGATGTCGGCAGTTGTAGCCGCCGCCGTAGATCCACACGTCGAGCCCTTGCTCGTTGTCCCAGGAATCGATCTCCTCACGGGTAAAAACTTGATTCACTCGCGTCTCGCAGAACGGCCTCGTTACATCATCATCGGGGCCAAAATATACGAAGAGGTCCAGCCCTAGCTCATCAGCCTTGCCGACGGTGATCGCTCGGTAGTAACCAGAGAGAGCCGTATTCTCTATGGTCGCGCTATGTCGAGCTGCGCGATCGCTTAAGTCGTCGATGACATCGGAAAGCACGACTTTTTGATTTGAAAGAGCTTGCCGAACAGCATACGAGCGAAGTTCGTCAACCGTAATATCTATGTCGTCGGCGATTTGCTCTATGTCGTACCTGGCGAGGGTTTGCACAACTTCGACATCTGCCCCCGTGAAGATCGCAACACCCCTGCCGTACCTCGAAAGGCTTTCGTCGAGGTGGTTCAACTCCGAGGCGTACATGCGCTCAACCTCGGCAAGAACGTCTCCAAGTCCGGCCTGTGCTAAGTTTTCTCGTAAATCCCCAAGGATTCGCGCTGCATCGATAGCCGAAATTTCGCGACCCTCAACTTCCCGTGTGAGTCGCTTCAACTCTGTCTGCAAAAATGCCTTAAGCGCCCGGGAGAAACTTTCTACCGAGCTGTCACGCTCCGCGAGCTGACGCCGAACCATTCTCCGAAGGTCTGACATTTATCAAATCCGCTAAACGTGGCCTGTCCGAAAGTGTTTGCTGAGGCTGTTGAACTGGTTTCTCTAGCTCCTGCGTTATTTCCTCGTCATCTTCAAAGCCCTGGGCTGCTGCTATCTGTTTCAGAGTTTTCTGCTTCCACTTAGGGTATGCTCTTAGTTCGTCGCGCATCGCACCAAATATGGCGATCATTTGGTCTATGTCCTTGAGCGTAATTTTACGAGAAAGCTTAATCTTTCCGGTTGGCGGCTTTTGGCCGCTCATCAAGGCCCAATGGCTCACAGCCTCGTTTGCAACGGTTTCGATAACCTCGATCTGACTTTGAATGAATGAGATCATGTCTTCTTTTCGCTCGCGGAGAGTTCCCTCGCCCTCCATTTCTTGAGAGCCTGAGCTCGGAAGTCTCAGCGCATTGAACGCGATCTGGAATATGTTTTGCTTAGAGCGATCCACCTTTTCAAAAATAGCTTGGGGGTAAGTGGGAGGAAGCTTTTCAAGCGTTGCTCCATCAGGAAGAAACAGGAGGGTATATTCCGCCATCGGTAGCGTCTGACTGTTTTCGATACCTCAGATGG